GAGCGTCGCTACTTTGGTTGTATGCACTGCCACGAGGAACTTGACCGTGCTCACGGGAGATGGGAAGCTACTCGTCCCGAGAACAAGATGTACAGTGGGTACCTATTTAACCAGCTCAATATGACTTGGATTAGTGCTAATCAGATCTGGCGAGATTACCTCACAATGGATGCTATGACATTTAACAATGAGGTTCTAGGAGAGTTCTACTCAGGAGACGAACAACCGCTATCTCTAGAGGATGTCCTAGCTTGTACCGATAAAACTCGTTCTCTCAAGAAGTACTCACAAACACCAACTGTACTAGGCATTGACTATGGATCTGGTGGTAAGTCTAAGACGATTATCTTTATCGGACATAGTGAGAACGGCAAGTTAGTTATTGACTACGCAGAGAGCTGGCAGCCAGACCGCTCCGAAGACGCACTCAATGTGCATGACCAGTTGATTGCTCACATCATCCATCTCCAAGGTAAATTCAATGTAGAAAAGATTGTCGGCGATATAGGGTACGGGTCTTACGAGTCTCAAAAGCTTTACGAACTATACGGGAGACAGGCTATCAGTTGCCGATACGTTACCTATGCGAATGACCCTCGTAAGCGTGAATACAAAGGGTTCAACAACTCGACTCTCCAAGTAGACCGTACTTTCTCTATGGACAAGCTCATTGATGCATTCCACAAAGGTAATATCGTAGTTCCCTACAAAGACCCTGCTGCTATTGAGTATTTCTTTGACCACTGGACAGCTATCGAGATGAAATTCACTGAGAGCAATACCGGTACAGGTAAGAAGCTATACGATCACCGTACTCCGGATGATGCCTTCCATGCACTGAATTATGTGAGAGAGGGGGTCCACGAGTTGCAAAACAGATTCGAGGCAGAGTTCGTAGAGAGAGATGACTATCAGTTTGACAAGCTATTCGCTACTATCGAGGATCTACCAGAGTGGTAGGTATTAACTACCATAAAACTACTTAATAGATGAAACTAAAGGTGGAGAGCCTAGCTCGCAGAAGCCAAGGAGGAGAAACAATGGGATTATTCGATATGTTTGCTAGCAAGAAGGTTAAGCAAGAAAGGAAAGCCCAGGAGGCAGAGCTACATAAGTTAGCTCAGGAGATCGGTCTCTACAAAGACGACAAGTATGAGCGTAAAGACCAAGTGGATTTAAACCCAGAGGAGTTCTCGCTAGACATCTTTGAGAAAATGCTTCTTGATGGACAAGTTCGTGCTGCTGTAGAGATGATTAAGTTATCAGCTACGGCTAAAGGGTTTACCTTGACAGGTGAGGACGATGAGACACGCAAGTACGCAGATTTCATTCTAGAGAACTTTGAATCTATTGAGGGTAACTTAGAAGACAACATTAAAGAAATGATGACCGCTCTCGTATATGGATATAGCTGTACAGAGAAAGTCTTTGAGTATAAAGATGGTGCTGTTAAACTGAGAAAGCTAAAGACATTGCACCCTCGGCAGGTGTCTGTTAAGACTGACAGATTTGGGGGCATCCTTTATGTAGAACAGCGCATCGGCAGCAAGACAATTAAGATTCCTCGAAACAAGATTATGTGGTATGCCTTTGATAAGGAGTTCGGCAATATGTATGGTAAGTCTAACTTGAGGCCTATCTACAAGCATTGGATAACTAAGGATAGGCTGTACAGGTTCGCTAACATAGCTTATGAACGCTACGGAACACCCCTCTTAGTCGGAACCACTACCGACGCAAACGATGTAGGTAAGATGAATAAAATCCTCAAAAACATTAACTCCATGAGTTCGCTGTCTATTTCAGGTGGCGACAAAGTAGATGCTATCCAGATGACTAACGCAGACTTCATAGGTTATATTGAACATCACGATAGAAAGATAATGGAAGGCTTGCTAGTTCCTCCTATGATTCTAGGTTTATCGAGAGGACAGTCTGGTAGTCTAGCTCTATCGAATAACCAATTTGATATATTTATGATTCGCTTAGAATCTATTCAGCGTAATGTTAAAGCCCTAATCGAGGAAGAGATCATTCGACCTCTAGTAGACTTAAACTTCCCGAACGCTAAGAGGTATCCTTCTTTCCAATTCCGTCCTATGGCAGATAAGGACATCACAAAGTTAGCTAGTGTATTTAACTTAATGATTAACACTGGAGTAATTGCACCTAGTGAGGATTGGATTCGTGAGGAGCTTGGTATGCCAGCTCCTAGCGAGGAAGCCAAAGCAGAGTTGTACAAACGTAACCACCCAGAAGAGCAAGAAGACGACGGTCTCCCAGAAGAAGAGAAAGAGAAGGAAGGTAGTACCTACACTTGTCCGTACGATGGAGAAGTCTTCAAAAATAAGCAGTCTCTGAATCACCACATGAGAGCGAAACACGGAGCAGGTGCTACGAATAATACGAAGCAGGATAAAGCTGCACGAGGTTTATCTAACTCGCAAGCAGCAAAAAAGTAACTGCCTCTGAG